GGCCATGCCAAGCGAGAAGGCCCAGCCCGGCGAGAGCCTAATCAAGGCCTTCAAGAAGGCCCGCGAGGATGCCATGGCCGCCGCCAGGGCACAGGCCCACGCAATGGGCTTGCACAAAGCCACAGCCACGCCATAACTACACACAATATCGAATGCAGCGCCTCATCAACTCCCATCTTACCTTTGAAAGTGACGACGCCGAGAGCGCATTCGTTCAGTATGTCATCGCCGAAGTGGAGAACTGCCGCCAACTTATGGGCGTCCAGACCACCAGCCGAGATTATACCGTTGGCTCTCTCCTTTGGCGCTGGGACAATTACCAACTTGCCTACGAGCAGGACTTTGAGCACCGCAAGGCCAACTGCCTGCTTTTCCGCGAGACAAATCTTTCGCTGAATCTGCCCATGACGCCCGTGAACCAGCACGGCGACAAGATGGACAACGATTTACTTTCTACGCCCGCCTTTTTTGGCCCAAATGCCGAGGGGGCCGAGGACGAAAACCCGGCGATTGAGATCCTGATGCAGCGCCTCAAGCACCGCGCCAAGCTCACGAAACTGAACGAGGTAGGCAAGAAGGCCAAGCAAGGCAGCCTCATCCGAGGCCAGGAGATCACGCGGGCTGGGCTGAGCGAAGCCTATTACATGAAGCCCGTCGTTACTCAAACTGTGACGCTAGACGGCAAAGTGATCAAAGATAGCCAAGGCCAGCCAGTTCTATCAACTGATAAATGGATTGCCGACCCGGCTTATCCAGACCGTCAAGTATTGGAGCGTGATCCGGCTATTTTTGTGCCTGTAGGGGCGGCCCTGCAAATTTCCAAGCCCAAGGTTGTGATGCAGCGCACCAGTAAGGAGCCGGGCGCAGAAACTAAGGTCATCCACTACGGCGACTTTTTCTGTCACATCAACGCCGAAAACCTCGACGTTTCACCGCTAAAAGGCCATGTCTTCGCCGCTAATCCAGGCGACTTGCTCATTGGCTACGCGCCCGAGACACGCGAGAAAAAGGCGTTTGACGACTACAACGACAAGGCCAAGACCGGCAACCTGACCGGCGGGGCCGATAACAACACCTACACCGTCCGCGCCAACCTGAACCGAGTTCGTGACGGCGAGAACGAAGCCTCCATGCGCCCAGCTACGGAAGATCCAAAACGCTTCCGCACCCGCGTTTATGTAGAGACATGGATTCGCTACGATGCCGACGGCGACGGCTATGCAGAACCTATTTACGTCCTCATTGACTGGGATGCTAAAATCCCGATTCACTACGAATACGCCACGATCATCTTGCCATGGTCCGACAAGGAGGCACCCCACCCCTACACCGACCACCGCATCTGGCCGAAACTGCACCGCTGGACAGGCCGAGGCTACTACGAGCTTCTGGACACTTGGCATGAAGTCTCCGACAAGATGCTGAACCGCATCGAGTTTGACGCCAATACCTCCGGCAACGTGCTCTTTGAGAATCCCCTAGCCACACAGCAGGGCATCGACGGCGGCGGCATCCAGTTCCGCAACTCCGAAGGCTACCAACTCCGCGCAGGTTTCACCGCCGACGACGCCATGGCCGTCAAGACCGTAGAGCCAGCCAATGTGGGTATTTTCTCCGAACTCATGGACCGCTTCATTGGCCGGGCCGAGATCAACGCCGGGCTCACCAGCCCCGCCGACTCCACCGTGGCCGATGTGCCGGGCCAGGACACGCTAGGCGTTGCCAAGATCCTCGAAAACACCAGCAACCAAAGCCTGCGCGCCCGAGAAAACGAAGTCGTGGAAGGCCTGACAGCCATGCTCAACGACTTTATCGACATCGAGCTTTACACGATGACAAACACCGAGGCCGGGCTGGCGGCCCTCATCAAACAGGTGGGCGAAGAAAAGGCCATGGTTCTGATTCAGTGGGTAAAGAGTTTCCCTGAAGATGTGCGAAACGTCTTCGAGATCAGCCTCACCAAGTCCCACAGCTCGCAAATGGTGGAAGTCGGCCAAGCCATCATCAACGTGCTCAACCAGTTCGCCGCCATGGCCCCGCCCATGCAGCAAGCTATGATGCGCCAGTACACCGACATCCTGAAAGGCATCGGCGAGCCAAACCCAGAAACCACCCTGGCCGCCATCCAGCAGGCCACCGCCGTCATGGCCCAGGCCCAGGCCGAAGCCATGGCAGCCGAGGCCGAGGCAGGCCAGCCGCCAGCAGAACCGCCCACCCGATAACCGCCCATGCCCAAACCCATCGAAGCCCTAGCCGAAGAGTTCCTCATTCAGTTGGAGAACAACGAGGCGTTTGATAAGATCATCGTGAAGCCCTACACGGCCTACGCCCAAGGCGCGCTTCGCCGGGCTCTAACCGAGGCCGCCAAGCCAGCCGGGCCAGTCAAGGTCGAGGACGCCAATGACCCGCTCAAGGTGCGCAATCTCCAGATTATCTCCGACTGTTTGCGCGAATACACCATTTACAACGAAGTCGCCACGCTCGTCACCGGCCAGCTCGCCGCCGTGCGCCAAGGCCGGGCCGCCAAGGAAAAGGCCGGGCAGGGCGGGCAAAAAAACTTGCAAGCAGGCAAAGAACCCGCATAACTACACACAATAATGGAACGCTACCCCCAGAACTACTACCACTACATGGGTGGGCTCATCATCCAAAAGCAACGCGCTTTTGAAACAATCACCTCGCCTGATACTGCCGAGGAACTTGTGCCAGCCGATGCAACCGGCAAACGTATTGCGGTGTTTTATGCTGAAATCAGAGCCTCCGCCGACGCCGTGGTGACGTTCAATTCTGCCTCCACCGCTATTGACGCGCCCGAGTATGCAGCGGCCAACGGCGGCAGTAATCGTGGCAGCCCTGACAATCAGACCCCGCTTTTCATTACTGCCCCAGGCGAGGCGCTTACCGTCACATCCACCGGTACGGCCAGCGTCTCTGTCCGTGTCATCTGGGCACCCATCCCCGGCTAATTCACAATGGCTAATGCCCTCAATCTTCTAGGCTGCGGCTCCGGCGGGGCAGGCGGCCCGCCAGATCCAGGCGACACGCTGCTTTTGGCCTCTGGCGGCGGTTCGTCTTTGCTTTTGGCTGACGGCTCTAGCTTTCTCCTTCTTTCCGGCTCCTAACATCTCACTCTAATGGCAGATTCAACACTCGCAGGACTCACCGCCGCTACGGCAGCTACAGGCGGCCTTTACTACGGCACGCAGGCCGGGGCCGACCGGAAGTTTACTATCACCGCAGCCGGGGCCACTCTGGCGGAGGCAGCAGATGCGTTGGCGCAGAAAACAGCCCTATCATTAGCGGCGGTTCAGCCTTTTATTCTGGCTTTCAAGAATGTTACAGTTCTTACCGCTGGCTCTCCGGCTGACATTGCGACGGTGACGCTTCCCGCATGGTGCACGCGCTTCCGATTTGCGTCGGTGGGTCATATTGTGGTGGCTGAGACTGCCGCGGGCACATTGGCAGGAGCACTCTTCCAGATTCAAGACACTGCGGGCGGTGCTGGATTAACTGTCAGCAGTGCATGGTCCGGTAATGCCTCTACGGGGGTGGTCGTGCTGCCAGCGGTCTCATCGACATCCATCGTGCCCAGCACGGTGCCAACGCTTTATCTTCGTCAGACTGCCAACTCTGCCAATGCGGGCACGATCTCAGTATATCTGACGGTCGTGCCCTTACTTTAACGACTCATCCTATTCTGAGCCAGATCATCCAACAAGTGATGAAGGAACTCTCAAGCATGAACTCATTACGCATCTCGACAACCTGCTGGCAGATCAGGTGCCGTCCACTGATATGAGACTTTTCACCAGTCAAGATCACGCCACACCGGCCTACACCCGCAATACGGATTGTTGGGCAGCGGTGCATGTGCAGGCCTTGACAGCGATCTCTCCTTGGAACTCGGATGCGTCTTTCCAGAAAGCGGGCATCTTAGTGTCACCTCGGCATGTGGTGTTTGCGACGCATTACCACCCGGCTGATGGTTCAACGATTCGGTTTGTGCAGGCTGATAACACTGTCGTCACACGCACGCTCACGGGAGTGGTGGATCTCACGGTGACGGATACTTATTTCCCGGACATCACCATCGCCAAGCTGGACAGCGACGTGCCAGCGGGGATCAGCTTTGCCAAAGTCTTGCCCGCCGGGTTTGAGGCCAAGCTGCCTGCCGACATTCAGCCCGAGCGCATCCCGTGCGCAGCGACGGATCAGGAAGAGAAGTTGATCGTGGTGGATGTCTCCACGCTGCCCTCTGACAATGATGTGACCTCTTACTGCGCCATGCAGGTGCCAGTGTCGGCACTTCGTCTGAACTTTAATGAAGGGCTTGTGGGCGGAGACAGCGGCAACCCTGCGTTTTGGTTTATCGGCTCCGATCTCGTGCTACTGACGATGTGGACCGGAGCGCAAAACGGAGGCTATGGCACCAGTGTGGCGGCTTTCCGTAGTGAAGTGAATGCCGCCATGACGACACTTGGTGGCGGTTATCAGCTAACATCGGTCGATTTATCCTCTTACCCCAGCGAATAATGCCCCACCCAGCCCACCACATCCTAGAGCACATCCCCACCTATATCCTAGCCGCCATGTCCACCGGTCTGGCCTCGGCCATGGCCTTGGCGGAGATGGCTTGGCACGCCTTCACAGGGCAGGTGCCTAGCCCGGAGCAGGCCGGGCAGTGGTCGTTCTATGGCGTGCTTATTGTGGCGGTGATAGTGTTATTTTCCTCACTGGCAACGGTAATTTGGTGGGGGGCTACGAAGATGCTCGACACATTAAACAGCCTCACAGAAGCCCTACACAAGCTCAACGAGACAAGCGAGAAACAGGTGGAGTACTTCGATGACATCGCCAAACAGGCCATGCGCAACGCTTTAACCGTTCCTCCACGATGAATCTCGACATCACATGCCTCCAAGATCCTGAGCCCGGCTTTGGCCTGCTACCGTGGTCAAAGGGGCCAATGTGGCAGACGGATGAAGAGTACATATTTAAGATATGCTCTGGCATCTGGCCGGTAGAGCAACAATTCACCATCCCGGCTGGCTACCAGTTCGACAAAGCCAGCATCCCGCCCATTTTCTGGGGGCCGCCCCTCAACTACACGCCAGACGGCCTCTGTACGATGCCAGCCCTTGAGCACGATTTTCTTTGCGACCTCCTGACTGGCGGCAGTTACTGGCTAGTCGAAAAGTTAGGCAACCTGCCAGCCGCCCCGCCCGCTTGGGTGGTCCACCGCCATTTCTACTACCGCCTTCTCCAAGCAGGCGTCCGCCCCCGCAAGGCCGCTCTCATGGGCCGGGCCGTGGCTGCCTTTGGCCCGCAAGGCTGGGCTAGGCCGTCTTCGATCTTTGACAGGATATTCAAAAAGCCATGAAACCATTCATTCTCCGCCGCCGCCCATTCGGCCAGCGCCTAGCCCGGCTGCCAGCTTTGATGCGGCATTCATGGCAGTTCTGCCGCAACGCCTCAATGTGTGAGCGGCTGCTATTCTGCTTGTGGATGGCAAAACTCCAGTTGTTCCCATGCTAGCCCTCCTCCACGAACTCAGCGGGGCCGCCCTCGGCTTGGCCGTCATGGCCGGGCTGGTGTTGGCCGTGATTGGGATTTTCATCGCGATTGACAAGGGGCCGCTCGGCAAGTAGGCTTGGGCTCGCTATGAGCACGACACCCGACACACCTATTCTGCAAGAAGGCGATAAAGGCCCGGCAGTTCTTCGCCTCCAAGGCCGCCTGCATGATCTCGGCTACCTCAAGTCCAAGCCAGACGGTTTTTTTGGATCCATTACGGATGACGCCGTAACAGACTTCCAAGAAGCGCGCAAACTCGCCGCAGACGGCGTAGTAGGCCCGGCCACCTGGGCCGCCCTCCTGCCGCCAGCCAAGTCTGGGCTGCCTGCCGCCAAGCCTGCCAGCCAAGAGGACAGCGCGGGAAAGGTGGACGAGCGAAGCGAAAAGGTAATTGCTACGCTGCACCCGCAGTTACACGCACCCGCCCGCAAGTTTGTCTTGGCTGCCGCCGAGCAGGGCGTGACAATCAAACTCATATCCGGCTTACGCACATACGCAGAGCAAGATGTCCTTTACGCCAAGGGCCGGACAGCACCGGGGCCAAAAGTCACGAACGCCCGCGCCGGTTACTCCAATCACAACTTTGGCCTCGCCTTTGATATTGGCGTCTTCAGTGGCGGAAAATACCTGCCCGAATCTCCACTTTACAAGACTGTCGCCCATATTGGCAAGTGGCTTGGCTTTGAATGGGGAGGCGACTGGACATCCATCAAAGATGAGCCTCACTATCAGTTACGGCCAAAATGGGCTAATGGCATGAAAGAATCATCCATGCTGGCCGAGCTTCGCCGCCGCACTTTAGCCAAGATTGACTACTTTGCATGACCGAGGAGCGAGTAGCCTTTGAACTCCACCGGCAAGTCGCCAAAGCCGCCCATGGGCAAGACCACCACCACGTCACCACCGTTCTCACCCGCGCCATGTGGCAAGTATTCCTGCGCGGCATCGGCTTACCCGACCATGAAGAACCAAACGCAGAAACGCTTTTCTCCAAGGCTCGCCGTGTGGCGGGCTCTCACACTGTTGTTTTGGATGTGCCGGGTATGTGGGCAGTGTCACGTTTGAATGTATGAATACTGAACACAACCCTCCAAATGAGTTCTTTGGTTCCGCTCGTAGCGGTCCCGAGCAAGGCGTGTGCTATGTGCATCCGTCCGCCAGCATCCACGAAACAACCAAAGTCTGGCACTTTGCTGTTATTCAGCGCGATGTTGTGATTGGCGCTAACTGCTCCATTGGCAGCCACGCCGAAATCAGTGCAGGCGGCCAACTTGGCTCCAACGTCCGCATCGGCCACGGCACCATTACAGCCCCCAGCATGAAGATTGGAAATAATGTATTTATTGGCCCAAACGTCACATTTTGTGACGACTACCGGCCCGTGGCAGGCAACACGGCTTATGCCCGCCGCCCGCCGACCGTCTTGGCTGGGGCCAGCATCGGGGCTGGGGCTGTCATCATGCCCGGCGTCACGATAGGCAGGCAGGCTATGGTGGGGGCTGGGGCGCTCGTCCTGCATAACGTGCCCGACTTCGCTACGGTTTACACAAAAGCCGAGACGATTACAAAGCTATGCTAACGCCAATTACTTCCGCCCCCGCTTTTGTCGTAGTCTGCCGTTCTGGTGGAGACTACACGCTAGAGCATGCGGCCTGCCTCCGCCGCCAGTTCCAAGCCTTCAATACCGACAAACAGTTTCAGTTTTGGTGCCTTACCGACACACCAACCGAGCCTTGGCACATCCGCCTAGAGACTGATTGGCCGGGCTGGTGGGCGGTGCAGGAGGCTTGGCGGTTCACCGGGCCAACGATCCTTACCGGTCTTGACACGCTGTTCTGCCGCCACCTCAC